AAAGATCCCTTTATAATTCGGTGTGATTATATAACTTGTGCAACATTTACAATTTATGGTAAAGAAGCAGCTAATAGTGTTTTTGATTATGAAAAAAACATAGAAACCATTGAAATTACTTTTGACAACTACATTGGTCAACAAAATCGTGGCAAAATTTTAGTGCCTTTTCCTCATTTGGTGTGGCAAATTATTGGAATTCCTTCAACCCTTTCATCTGAAGATCAAAAAGTTACATTAAATGAAGCATTTCGTGAAGCAGCCACGACATTACGTCATTTTGTAAATCAAAAGTTAAAAAAGCGTGATGGAAAATCATACAAAACTCGCAAACGATGGGCGAATACTTCAAGAACCACTCTTCGTATTCGGGGCTGTGACACATCAGCGGCTTGTAAATGAACACAATTGGCATTTTTCTAACCGCAATTTCGTAATGCTCTGGCATATTATCTATCTTATCTTATCTAGATTATTAAATTATTTACGACCACGTCTCGTAAATAATTTAACACCATATCATATCACATGACGTCGAGTCTAGTTATCAATCCGTATAAGAAGGCAGTTTATCAATATTCATAATACGATTTGTCGGCTTTATTTTCTTCTTAGGAACCTCATAGTCTATAAACAAAGGTTTCAAAAGCTGTGCTTGCGGTGTATGTTTATGCACACTTCGTGCAATCATTTTATACAACTTAAAATCCGGATACCTCTCTTCCCCGTTTGTTTTATACAAAATATTTCTATTATGGTCATCTGTTACCCACTCTACTATTAATTTTGCCACCGCATTTGTCTTACATACTTTGGAAACATCCCCAATGTTATCAATAAAATAGTCAAAAATAGAACACCCTAAGCGACACAAATCGAAACTAAAATTCGGTTCTAATCTTGGCTTATTATCGTTGAAGAAGGGTTCGATATTGTATTGCGTAGCGGCGTCGCCAGTGTTACTGAAACTATCACTACAGATTAGACGACCTTTATATTTATAAATTGCGCGCCCAAAATCGATAATCTTGAAAATGCGGTGATATGTTGGAACGCGATAATATTTTTTATTGAAAAGATAATATATATACGTCTTGTCTGTGTGAACAAACATAACGTTATTGGTATGAAGATCATTGTGTGTAAATCCGAATACTTTTTGATATGTAATAAGTGTCATAATAACTTGCATAAGTGCAGATTTCCATTCACCATCGGACATTTCTTCCTCGCCCATCATAAGCGAGTCGAGTGTATTGTCGCATTTTTCAAGCATAATAGCAGAAACAGGGAAGTCTTTAATTACTGCCCATAATGTTTCATCTTCGTCATAATAGTCTTCGTCCTCATCCTCATCTTCGTTATCTGTATCTTCTTCTATTTTTTTATTTTCTATTTTTTCTTTATTCTCTCCTTTCTCTGCTACATCATCTCCATCACTATCGTTACATGATGTATAAGAAGAACGCGACGAACAAGAGTCATCATCAGTTCCATCATCTAGTGTACCACTACCACCATGCTCTACATAATTATCTCCATCATCAATGATGTTATTATCACTATCGCTATCACTATGGTAAGCATTTAAATGAATATTTGAATCAGTAATAGCACTATTATTATTCTCACCGAGGTCATTTAACATCATCATCGAGTCTAAATTTAAATCGGTTAAGCATACAGAGTCGCATACGCTTGTATTTGTGGTTGTAGTAAAAACTGCGTTCAGTTCACTGCTTATGTTGTTAAAATCGTCATGAATAATGTATTGCAACTCATTGCTATCATTACCACCACTACCACCACTATCATTACCACTACCACCACTATCATTACCACTACCACTACCACCACTATCATTACCACTACCACTATCATTACCACTTACTATTTTTATTTTAGCACGCCGGTTGCGTGTATTATTTCTAGGTTTTACTTTTCCCATTGAGTCTAAACTAATGTGGTCATCATTATCACTACCACTATCACCACTACCATTTTCGTCATAGTCGTAATCTTCATCTTCAATCGTAAATAGGATATCTTTATTTTTAATAAAAAATGGATTTTTATCTAAATAGTCAATGTCATCTATAACATTATAATAAAAATCAGTTTTAACACCATTAAAAGAACCATAAAAATCGAGTCCATGAATAAACTGATGATGATTTAACAGCTGACTAGATAAATAAGAAAAAAAACCATCAACATATGATGAATTATTTTTGTCATTTACTTTTGGAAGACCAGATAAAGGAAGAATTTTGGATAGCTTTGGAATAGATATTACCTCATTACAGGCATTGGTATTGGCATTGGCACCTACATCAGTTGTTGTATATTTACCTGACAAGTATTTTAGTGGGTCAAGTAAAGGGGAGAACTTTATATATACAGGTTTATGCTCAGTAGTAAGTGTGTCATCTTTACTTTTGAATGTATCTATAACTGCTGCTTGAATATTATTTCTGTCAACTATACCTGAAAGACATGATACATAATACCGCTGGTTTAAGTTAAAAGAATTATAGTTTGTTTCATTCATGTTAAAATAACTTTCATATATTGGTATATAATTTGTAGTATTTCGCAATTGGATTTGGGATGTTTCTAAAGAATTAAAAAAATCCTCATTATCTATTTTTCTATAATATAGCGAAAAATAGTCATCTGTTATAGTTGCACTCCCAGCTTCTTTTCCTTCAATATCAATATTCATCTTCTATTATTTAATAAATTAAATACATAATTTTATTACATTTTAAACTAATAATATCTATTTGGCCATTTGGCTATTTTGCTATTTGGCCATCTATTGCGTTATATATTTTATATTTTTTAATTTCTATTATAATATATAGTTACAAGACATTCACAATCATAACAACAAATACATATAAAAAAATATAATATAATATAGAAATGAGTGTTGGATTAGAATTAGCAAAGTTTGATATGAGATCGATTAGTTTTAGACCTGACGAAAATAAAGGCCCTGTTATCGTTCTTATCGGTCGTCGTGATACAGGTAAAAGTTTTTTAGTAAAAGACTTGATGTATTACCACCAAGATATTCCTATTGGTACTGTTATATCAGGGACAGAAGCAGGCAACGGATTCTTCGGTGAACATGTGCCAAAGCTTTTCATACACGATGCATACAATACCGCAATTATTGAGAATATTTTAAAACGACAAAAAGCAGTTTTAAAACAAATGAAAAAAGAGATTGAAACATATAAGAGAAGCACTATTGATCCACGAACATTCGTCGTTTTAGATGATTGTCTCTTCGATAATAAATGGACAAAGGATGTTATGATGCGTCTCCTCTTTATGAATGGACGTCATTGGAAAGTAATGCTTGTAATTACTATGCAGTATCCCCTAGGTATTCCACCTAATTTAAGAACCAATATTGACTATGTTTTTATTCTACGCGAACCCTATATTGGAAACCGCAAAAGAATATATGAAAACTACGCGGGTATGTTTCCAACATTTGAAAGTTTTTGTCAAGTAATGGACCAGTGCACGGAAAACTTTGAATGCCTTGTAATAAACAACAACGCTAAGTCAAATAAACTACATGACCAGATATTCTGGTATAAGGCACAACAACATGGTCCATTTAAATTAGGTGCAAAAGAGTTCTGGGAAATGTCGAAAGATATTCACTCTGACGAGGAAGAGGAACAATATGACCCATCAAGTATTAAACGCAAAGGCCAAGGACCAAAAATTCAAGTGAAGAAAAATAAGTGGTGATACACGCGCACGCGCATGCACCTATCTAAAATAAAGTTACAAAAGAATTAAAAATTTTATCAGATGTTGCAATTGATGTGCTTCTAAGATCATCAGTATCTTTTTCTTCTATTATACCAAGCGTTGTATTTGGTATATTAAATTCTGTCGAAAGAAGCAGAGAAATATATATACTTTCACTACCAGTTAATATTCTAGGTTTGCTATTTTCATCATCTGGTATTGTTGATTTTGTATCTTGATTTGTAATCGTAATCGTATCCTGAATCATATACTTAGTTTTATTTGTAAGACTTTTATCAATTTCAACATAATTATTTATTTGATTTATATTTTTATAATTTTTATAACTATTATCAACTATTGCAGATGATATTTGAAGAACACTATTTGGTTTATAATAGTTACTATCCATCACCGACAAATCAACTATACAAGATGGATTGATTTGCACAACCAACTCGCGCATTTTATTTAACAGGTATGTTTTATTTTTTATTTTCTTAAATGATGAATTTGTTAGAAAATAATAGTTATCATCGAATACGTATATATATCCATTCAAGTATTTCATTTTTTTAGAATGTTGTTTTTTATTCCCCAAAATAAAACGTATCTGTGATTCAATATAAATATTGTCGGCTATAATAAGCGCATCTGATATGTTTAACTTTATATCCACGCTATCAAACATTCTATAAAATGGTTTTGTATCTTTTATGATATCAAAAATCCACATATTTTCCGATAGTTTTGCAGGCGTATGAGTAAAAATACTATTAATCCAGTAATAGTCTTTACCATTTATACACGTAGGAGACATAAAGACTAAGCTATCATTTCCTAACACATCGAGGGCATATTTTATATCATTAATAATTACTTGAATTCTGGTTTTTACTATTTTTCCAGTATCATTTTCAAAATAATAATGATATCCATTGGGTGTTTTTT